CAGTGATCTCCAGATCAGTGATCTGCATCAAAACAGTGATCTCCAGATCAGTGATCTGCATCAAAACAGTGATCTCCAGATCAGTGATCTGGAGCGAAACAGTGATCACCAGATCAGTGATCTGCACTATCCCTTATATGATCATGATCATACGTATGATCATGATCATGTGGGCATTGCTTTTTTGGGCGATGGGCATCCGCCCATCCCCGCCCCATCTCCCCCAGCGGAAAAGATCATCGCGGAAAAGATCATCAAAGATCCAAACCAGTTCCACCCGGCGTGTATGGCCTATAAAGCCGTGATCGGCATTCGCCCCAATCGAGTGCAGGCAGCGGCCATTGCCCAGGGCTACACGCTGCCCAATGGCATCAAGCGGCCGCCGGTCAACGATCTCGATCGCTGGCAGGCCACGATCGCCGCCTGGCGGCGCAAATATGCGAATAGCCTGAATGTTGACGGCATGCTGGACTGGTATCACGAGCCGTCCCGCATGCAACCGAAGGAGATACGCCATGATCGATCTCAGCAGCATGCCGGGACTCGGGCCGATCCCCGAGTCGCCGAGCGAATTCGGCAACTCAACGAAGAGGCGGAGCGCTTTGCCGCGAACGTTTCCTAGTTTGACCCCAGCGCGTCCCGGCCCGGAGCCGTGTGGATGCGATGGCTCTGGGTGGTTTTTGTGGAATGTGCCTTCGGGCCATCCTGATTTCGGCAAATTGCAGGCATGCGCGTGTGGTCGCGCTGGCCAGGCTCAGCGCGAGCAGCGAGTCGCCGCATTGCGCGACGAGCTCGCCGGGTTAAGCCATTGCACATTTGCCACGTTCCAGCAAGATCGCCCGTTGGTCGAGCTCGATCTCGGGGAGATGGGCCGAGTCTCCGTTGCGGCACAGAAGCAGCAACTCGCCAGGGCCTACCGAACGGCATGGACGTACGCCCAGGATCCGATCGGCTGGGTGTTTTTGCACGGCTCGCCCGGGGCGGGCAAATCGCATCTAGCAGCGGCGATCGCGTTGCACGCGGCCGGCTTCGGCCGTCGAGTGGTCTATCGCAGCGTGCCGGGCCTGCTCGACGATCTCCGCCCAGGCGGGGCAGATCCGGACGCGGCCATGGCCGCCGTGCTTGATGCGGATCTGGTCATTCTCGACGATATTGGGGCCGAAAAGCTCAGCCCATGGGCCGCTGATCGGTTGTTCCGCGTCACGAACGAGCGGCTCAAGCGCCCGACCGTGGTTACCAGCAATCACGATATTGATCAGCTCGATGAATTGCTCGGGCCGCGCATTGCCGATAGGTTGGCCCAGGCCGTCAACGTTTGGATGCCGATCAGTAGCTATCGAAGGATCCGCCAATGACTGAACAACTGGATTTGTTCGCTGGGGATGCAGACATGCCCAAAATGGGCGAGCAGCGGATCCCCGTGGGAGCCCGAAGGGGCACATGCCGATCGTGCGGTGCTTCGGTGGTGTGGATATCGACCGCCAAAGGGGCCGCAATGCCGATCGACGCCAGCACCATCCGAATCATCAAGAACGAGCAATGGGGCATAAACCATTTTGCCACGTGCCCCCAGGGGAAGGGATGGAGCAATGCCCGAAGAAATAAGTCTTGACGAATACCGCCAGCTGCTGAAACGGCAGGCGAAGCGGAAGAACAAATACAATGCCAGGGCTACAGACATTCCCGGCTGGGGGAGGGCCGACTCGATCGCCGAGGCCACACGACTCGGCGAGCTCATCCTGTTGGAGCGGGCCGGGCGGATAACAGAGCTCATGTTCCATCCAAAATATGAGTTGTTGTCAGCGCGACCCGGATGGCCAGCGATCAGCTATGAAGCCGATTTCCAATATTGGGAAGCGGGCAGGTTGATCGCTGAGGATGTGAAGGGCGGCAACGCAACCCAAACCGAAGCATGGCGCATCAAGGCTCGATTATTTGTCGAGCGATATCCGCATATTGAATATCGGATCGAAGTACGCTGATCAAAGCTTGCCAGCAGGCGATCCGGATATCACGAATTGCGCCGGCGCGATCTGCCTGGCGGCCGCCAGCACCCCCAGCAGCAATTATTCTTATAGGAGCACCCCCCCATGCAACAGGACTCCACCATGACGCGCCCCGTTGGGGCGGTCGACCTGTTCGCCCAGCACGGCGCCCGATTCACATGGATCGGGCGGCTGGGAATCCTCGTATCGTTCTCGCACATGGTTGGCACGATCGCGCTGTATAGTGATCGTTCGCCGTGGGCGCTGATCGTGGCAGCAGCGAACACGCTGCTGATCGATCTCATCATTTGGGCGCTGGCCGAATATCTCTATTTTGCCCGCGTCCAACAATACCAACCAACGCCATGGGCCGGGCGATTGTTCGGCATGACTCTTATTGCCGCCGTTGTACTCAACGGCGGCGATCTCTGGGCGAAGCGCCCCCCGGCGGATGTCATCCCCGGATGGGTGTCAGTGCTGATGGTTTCGACCTTTGCCGTCCTCATCCCTGGATTTATCGCCCTGAGCGCGATCGTTCGGGGCGAGCTTGAAACGGCCCGATTCGGGGCAGGGCGCCAGGCTGAGGATGTCGAGAAGCTGCGCAGGGATGCGCAGCGGGCTGCGCAACTCCAATCGATGCTCGACCGCGAACGCCAAGCGGCTGCGCAGGCCCATGCGCAGCTTGCGCAGATGCAGGCCGAAGCCCGGGCCGCGATTGCGCAGGCTGAGGCCCAAATCGCGCAGGGAGCGGCGAGCGCTGCGCAGCAGGCCCAAAGAGCTGAGCAAGCTCAGATGCAGGTCGAGCATTTGCGATCCCAATTTGCGCAGGTCGAGCAGGCCCATGCCGCGCAGCTTGCGCAGATGCAGGCCGAAGTGCGAGCGGCCCGCGCAGCCCTCGACGAGATTCCCCCGACGGGCGATCTCAATGTGCGCAGCATCGCGAAAGCGCTGCAGACCGAAGGGCTGAGCAATCGAGCCATTGCGCGAGCGCTCAACAAACCCGAGTCGACCATCCGTCATTGGCTGAAAGAATAAAAAAAGGACTCCACCATGCCAACGCTCTACCGAATCCAGCCCCCCCAGCGCCGCGATCCCCTGCTCGACCAACTGATCGAGCAGGCCGCCCAATCAATCCAAACCGGTACGCCTCCCGATCGCCGCTCGCTGCGCGAGGATGATCAGACCCCAGCGCCCCAGCGGCCAGCGCCCCAGCGGCCAGCGCCAACCCAACCAGCGGCCCCCAGCGCCTGGTCGGCCACAGAAGCGCCTGGTCGGCCACAGCGGCCCCGATTGCCCGTGCAAACGCGCATTGTGCGAGTCTTGGCGCTCGCGATGCAGCCGATCCCCGTTGCGGGGCGGATTGCCATTGGGGCGTTGGGGCTGTTCTTCGGAATTCTCTTCTGGTTTCTTGGCGCCGCTTACAGCCTCGATGGATGGGGCGAGGGCTTGCGCATGCTCTTCGATGCGGTGCGTATCGAGCCGCCGCCGATCAGCATGGGCGATACATCGCGATTGCTCGCCATTGTGACGCTGGGGCTCTTCTATAGCTGCGCTGAGGTGGCGGGCCGACTCCCCCGAGGAGCGGATCTGAGCACGATCGGTATCGTCGTGGTGATCCTCCTTGCGACCCATGGAACCGATCTGGGAAGCACATGGATCGCCTTGGGTGCCGTCGAGCCGGATGCATCGCCGATTGCGCAATGGTTTGCGCAGGCGCAAATCGCCCGAGGATGCGCTACCATAGCGCTCACGTATCTCCCCGAGCTTTCGATCATTTTCGGTTGGCGATTGCTGAGGGGAGGAATGATGGAGGTAGCAGGATGGCCCAGCAACTAACGGTACAAGATTTGTTTTGGATCCTCGGCTTGGCAGCGTTTTGCCTGACGGCATCGCAAGCATGGCATCATTGGCCAGAAATCGCCCGATGGTTGACCAGGGTTGGGCGGGGCATCCGCCCCCCCGCCCCAGCTGCCGAGCCTACGGCAACATTGCAGGAGGTCATCCGCCGCCAAGCGGCCGAGATCGCGCAGCTGCGCAGCCAGCTTGCGCAGGCCCAGGCCGCACAGACGGCAGACAGACCAGCAGACAAACAGACAGACACGGCAGAATCGGCCCCGTCTGTTCTTCAGGATATCTTCAAAACAACGCAACTTAACAGAACGCGCTATAGCGTTATCTTGTTTCTCGCGTATGCCGGTTGGCCCGTGGGGGTTATCCGGCAAGTGGTCAAGGGGGATAATGCCGCGATCGGCGATGACGCGGCGAAGGCCGAAGCGGAGATCGCCGGATTGGGCGGCCCCGCCCCGAAGGCGCTGCATCCGGCCGAAGATCCCAACAGTTGGACAAAGATTAGCCCGAATCGCATGGTTCGCAATTCTTCGCCGACGCCGTAGGCCGAATTGGTTGGTGTCCGCCCCCTGGCGATCTGCATCGAGATCGCCGGGGGGCTTTGTTTGGTGCGCCAATCATCGCGCCGCAAGGGGCAACGCATCAAGCGCGAGGAGGAGCAGCGGGATCAGAATCAGTGGTAGCGATGGGCGCATCATGGCGGCCCTCTTCAGCCGGATCGACCGGAGCGATAATTTCGCGAATATGGGCGATGGCATAATCGAGCTCGCCGAGAGCCGCCTCAACAGCGAGGAATTGCCGATATTCATCGGTCGCTTGCAGCGCCTTTGCGGCATTGCTATGGGTAGCGACCAGCGCGTCCCGGCGCTGCTGGAGTCGTGCGAGAATCTCTGGGAGATGATTCATCGAAAGCCTTCCTTTCGGCGCGGAAGCCCGCATCGTTTACGGGCTACGCTCCAATCAATCCATGGGCTGTGAGATCGTCAATCAGCGCTTTGACCCGCTCCGCCAGTTGCACAAGGGTTACCGTCCCCGTCGCAAACGTGGTACGGGTTGCCGTGCCCGTTGGCGCCGCCCATCCGGTACGGCGGGCTGCAACCACCTGTGTTCCGGCGATCTGATAGACACCGGTTCGGGCATTGATATTGCCCGAGGCGTCAATATCGACTCGCAAGTTAAACGCATTCGATCCGGCGGCAAAATTATAGAACCGTACGCTATTATCTCCGATTTGCACGGTATATCCGGCGCGATTATTGAGCGATTCCCACGCGTTGGTGCTTGGGTTGAATCGTCGATTGACATTCAGCAACAATATGCTTGTGGTGTCGTTATTCCACACTTGAATATTGCCATAGTTGGTCGATCCATCGCCGAAGCGGATGCCCTCCAATTGATTCGACGTTGCTCCCATCGACGGCAGCGTGAGGACGTTGCCATTAAAGGTCATCGTCGCGTAGTGCGTGATTTCGTTGGCAGCACTCCACACGGCGACTCGATTTGCGGTAGCCGCGCTGGCTCGCCGAACAGCCTCGGCGGGCAGATCCGCTGCGACCAACGCCCGAAACGTTGGCGCGGCCGCCGCTCCGGTCGGAGGCCCAGCAAATACGCGATTCGCGATCTGGTTGTCAAGTGTGACTGTGATATCGCCCGAAGTGGTAATCGGGCTGCCCGACACCTCAAAGATCTCCGAGGGCATGACCAGACCAACGCTTGACACTCCGCCGCCGGGCAGCGCACTAAACGCGACGGTATCCGCATCGATCGCCGTGAGCACATGCCCGGCCGTAAGCCCGGATATATCCGGATAGGCGTCGATCTTGGCCTTGTCGTCGGCTGAGAGTGCGCCCGCCCTGCTCGCCGTGGCCGGGGCGATCTGCTCGCCGCTGATCTGATTGATCAGTTGGCGGGCATCCGGGCGATACGCCTGCAGCGCCCGCTCGATCAGTTTGGTGATGCTCTGTGATGTTTGGTTCATAGGATGTCCGTGAACGTTTCGATCATGGCATCGTTGATTGTGCCCATGTCCGGCGGCGGCCCAATCTCTTGATATGTTTCCCCATCATAGATCAAATACACTCCATCGTTGAGTCGCCATGCCACGACCGACCGCGATTGCCGATCGACCGCGATCGACGTTGATCCCCGGTTGCTATAGCCGAGTCCCGTCGTAGCGCCCGTGGCTGGATCGACCCGTACGGGATCATTCGGCCGGGCTGAATAGAGTCCGTGTGTGGCCCATTGGAAACAACCGCCAACGTTCAGATCCCCGCGTTGGCTGATGCTGCCCGATCGATAATTGTCGCTGACAAACAGAGTCCCGAACGCATAGCCGGTGGCCAGGCGCGATCCGCCCGGCTCGACATCGATCGCCAAGTTGGATGGGGAGGCGGCCACCGATCCGATCGCGACGGATGCCCCCCCGGCCCCCGGCCAATAGCGCACGAATGATCCGTCGATGCGCGTGACGATCACATCGTTTTCGCGGCCACAGCACGCCGATCCCTCGCCGCCGGACTCGTAGGCCGGGGCGCTGGCCGCCGTGGAGTTGGATCGCCAGATCCAATGTGTTCGGCCCGCCGAGGCGCTGCTATTGCTTGATCCGTACAAATACCATCCGGCCTGGCTCTGCTGCCAGCCGAGCGTGAACGGGTAGAGGAGGCATGCATTGCCGGTGTTATCGTTGGTCGCCCATGGATGCGATAGCTCGACCTCAGCCCAGGATGTCCCCGCATCCTCAGTCATCCACAGCGGCGAGTAGCTACCACTCCCCAGATCGCGCACATTCCCCGACACGACTCGGTATCCAAATGAGCCGCTACTATTGCCCATCAGCAGCCAGCGATCCGTATTAAATGGATCGACCCGGATGCTCGTCCAATACCAACCGGGCCGGGGCGGCGCGATAGCGGCCCATGTGCCGTTTTGTTTGGAGTAGACGAACAGCTTATCAGCGGCCCCCGACTCGCCGCTGGGGATCTGGATGATATTCGCGCCGCCCCGGCCCCGCTGGCCCAGGCCGATCATATGGGCCTGCTGTCCGGTTGCCCCGGCCCGAAAAAGCAGCAATTGATCGGCATCCGGGAAATATTTTCGAGCGGCCCCGGTGCCGCTGGCCACACTATCGAAATCAGCAACATAGATGATGGGATAGTCGGGATCGTGCAAGGCGTGTTGCACGGTCGATCCTGCAGGGAAGATTTGCGCACTGGTCGATTGGTTCGCCCCGGTATCGGCATCGGCCCAGATGATGCGCCGCTGATCGTCGAACGCATAGATCCGATTGCCCGAAGGGGCCAGGGCCAGCGCCCGAACGCCCCCAGCGCCGGCGATCGTAAAGCTGCCCCCCTCGACGCGTTCAACGATGTTTGAGTCGCTGTAGCAGATCCATGTGATGGCTCCATCACGGGATCGCACCATATGGCGCCCGGTCTTGCCAGGTTGTCCAACGAACAATGCGGCCCAGTCGGTTCCCGGGGCGGTCGAACTGGTCGAATGATACAGCGTATTGCCCGATAGCACGAATACGGAGTTGTTGACGCTGGGATCCTCAATGATCCATGCCACTGGATCGGGCAACGTGCCCCAAAGCGTAAAGGTTGCTCCCCCATCAAGCGATCGGCGCACGGTCGAACCGACGGCAATCCAAACCCGGGCCGCGTTGCGCTCATTCTGCCAGATCATGGTAATGGCGCTGCCAATGGCGGCGCGTGCTTGGCTGGCTGTTGAGAGCAGATCCCGCGACTCGCGGATCCCGGTTGCCCCGCTGGCCCGCGTGGCCAATAATCCGTAATTGGTTGGCGTCGATTCCGGATCGACCCCCGGCCCAAAGGGCGGTACCGCAACGGCATCGCCGCTGCCGATCTCACTGATCCACGTTGCACCGCCATTTGGCGTGATCTGCCAGGCCGCCCCGAAGGCGATCGAGATCACCCGCGACTCGGGGACGATCAACGCATCCCCGACGAACTCGACCGATTGCACCATGCTGCCCTGCTTGGAAGTGGTATCGGTCACGGTCAACGTGATTTCAGCCGGGCCGCTGCTGGCCGCATAGAGAAAGAGTGCCGTTTGGCCGCTAGCCGTATTTGGGGTGCCGCCGTAGGTGGTGGTAGCGGTCGACCATGCCCAAGAGATGATCGCTCCGCCCGCCGGGCTGGTCGACCCGCTGCCGTCGAGGAAGACCTCGACGACCGAGTTGCCGTTGAGCGTTTCGGTCACAATCCGCCAGGTAAACGCCGCGATCGGGTTGGGGATGGTGCTATAGCCTTGCGATCCGGTGCCCCCGTCGAGCGTGAGAATCTGATCAAATTTGCCCGATTGCAGATCGAGGGTTGTTTCGCTGGCATAGACGAAAAAATGACGGGCCGAACTGTAGCCGACGGCCGAGTCGACGATACCGATCGTTGTGCCCACGCCGATTCGGGGATCGGCCTTGATGGTGGCCCGAAGCACGTTTGGATCGCGACTCCATACATTGAGGATGCGAGCGGCGACTCGCTCAGCCGAGGCGGCTCCGGCCTCGGACTCATTGACATACTCGATCAGCGAAGATGAAAACGTCAGAGTCTGGTACACACCCGAAGGGAGCAACGGGTGGCTTGTTTGGCGGGCATCGCGGATCTGTGCCCCTGCAATGCCCGTATTCGCCCCGTTGACCTCGACCCGATTCCGAATCGTGTCGGGGTTGATCTCGCGCTCCGGCGGCCCGCTCATCAGCAGATCGACGCCCCGCTGAAATGTGCGGAAGGCAACGTCAACCGGCCGCCGCTCAATATTGAGCGCTCGCACGATGCCAGCAACATCCGCATAGATCCAATAGCCCAGCACCGATCCGATCTCTTGAATTGCGGCGAGCGCCGTCGTACGCTCCCATCTGACCGGCGTCAGAGTCCCGAGCATCCATTCAGATCCGACCCATGCCGAACCGGACGCGGGCAGCGCGGGGATCGCATGCCTGGTGATCCCGGCGTACGTTTCGAGAATGTATCGAATGGCATCGCTGGCCGGAATATTGTTGTATGGTGCAACGCCGCCGCTAATATCCTGCTGGACTCGCTGCGCTCGGTGCAGGATGCCCCGGCCCTCGATGGTATAAATATTGGGATAGCTTCGGCGCAGAATGCGCGATACTTCGCCGTTGAAGGCCTGCGCCTCATAGCCATCATAGCCCCATTTGAATGTGAGTGCTTGCCCCGCCGTAGGGACGATCGGCGGGTTGCGGCCCGTGACCGTGACCGTCTCTACCGACTGCCCGAACTCCTCACGCTTGGAGATGGCCAGCACCCCAAACCAGCGACGGCCCCCGATGAAGAGAGTCGCGCTCGGCTTTCGGCTTTTGGCAGCAATGCGGTCGGCAAGACTCACGATCACGCCTCGACATAGACAAAGGTGATTGCCAGGCGATAGAATCCAGATCCGGGCGATTTCACCCGGATGGGCAACGCGCTGCTGAGCAGCGCCTGACATTCGCGTCCGTCGTCATCGGCGAGCGTGTCGACGGTGCCGAGTTTGGCCTCGATTGCATCGCGGGCCGCCGTGGTCGTAAATTGCGCGACCAGCGCCATGGGCTCGCGCACGGTTGCTCCAATATCGACATAGGCCGCCGAGCTGCCCAGGATCGCATCCTGGGTATGTTCGACGCGAACCGGAAACCATTCATCAAAGATCGGCCCATCCGCCGCAACGGCAAAGCTCGATCCGCCAAACGACCATGGCATATTATGGCCTCCCTCCACGTATGGCGCTCTGCCCTTGATTGACATTGATTGCTGCCGTTTCGATGGCCAGAGTCAGACTCTGATCGATGGCCTGCTCGACTCGTGGCAGGATCAGATCGCCCACTTTTTGCCCGTCGAGCAGCACGGATCCGATCACATGCACGGTGATGGTTGTGGGCGCGGGGCCGCCGCCCGGCCCCGCCCCAACTCCCTGGGCGGCCCCAGCGGCCGAGCCTACGGCCCCGCCGGGTTGGGTGCGGGCAACCGTGCGACCAGCAACGCCGCCGAGCAGGCCGCCGAATTCCTGTTGTGATCGGGCCTGCTGCCGGTCAAAATCCTCTCTGCTGCGCCGCTCTTTGATCGCAAATTCTTCGGCGAGCAGCTGCGCTTCCTTGATGCGGCCTTCGGCGAGCAGCCGTAGCCGCTGGCGCTCGAAATCTTCACGATTGCGACTGCTCGACAATTCGTAATCGGCCTGCGCCTGCTGGAGTCGCCGGTAGTGCTCCGCCGTACGATCCTCAATGGCGCTCAGCCGCTGCGCTTCCGTGGCCACGGTGCGACTTGCCCGCGCTGCGCCCCGGCCCCGCTCAGCGGCGAGTTGTTTCTCCGCTTCGAGGATGTCGATCTGTTTGTTGCGATAGGCTGCAGTGCCCTGGGTGAGGGTTTGCAGTTCGCGCCGCAAGCGCCCGACTCGCTCGGCGCTCGTTTCGGTGCTAATGATATAGCGAGCATTGGCCGCTGCGAGCGCTTCGGCTTCGGCTTTCGCCGCTTTTTGGCGCTCGACGACTCGATCGATATCGGCATCCGTTGCGCCGCCCTTGCCAGGGCTGCCCGGCCCAATCCGATCCACCATATGACGGGTTTGCGCCGCTTGCGCCTCGAGGCGCTGCGCTCCGGCGACCGCTGCCGGGTTCAGCTCACGCAGCGCCCCAACCAGCGCCCGGGCTTCATCCGCCGTGATCGGAAATTGCCCCGCCAAGCGAGCGGCGGCTGCCTCCAGCGATCCGCTGCCCATCGCCGCATCCATCGCGGCGATCCGTAGCGCATCCTGCTGTTGTGCGAGCAGCTGCGATTGAACGCGGGCGATCTCCTGTTGGGCGATGCTTTGCCCCATGGCCGCCGTTTGGCCCTGGATGGCTGCGGTTTGCGCGTTTGTGGCTGCGGTTTGCGCGTTTGTGGCTGCGGTTTGTGCGGGCAAGAGGCCGAGCTGCTCGGCGAGCCGCTGCGCCCCGGCCCCGTTGGCATCGGCCCATGCTTCTTGGATGGGCACGCCACGCCCGAGCGCATCGAAAAACGCCGATACGACGATCGCGCCCCGCGTGGCCCCCTCAATCACGGTAGCCAGGCCGAGCGCAACATGTTCAAACGCTTTCGCGAGCCGATCGCCGGCGACAATTGACAGATCCTCCAGCGTGCGGCCGAGAAAGTTATAAATTTGCTGAGTCCGGCTCACGGTGCCCGCCACGGCCCCGGCCTTGACCCCTTGATCCTCTAATACCTTATTCAGAATCTCGACCCGCTGCGCGGCCGTCAGGCTGGCGTCGCGCAGCTTGGCGAGCTCGAGTCGGGGGAGCTCAAATCGCTCGACAAGACTGGTGGTATCGCCGGCGAGGGCCTCGCGAAGCGCGATCGCCGCGCCTTCGAGCCCCTGCTCGGGCGAAAGCAGATTCAGGCGCTGACTGAGATCGTTAAGTGTTGACAGCTCGATCCCGCTTTTGCGGGCCTGCCCGGCGAGGGATGCCAGGCCTTGCACGTTTTCTTGCAGCGATCCGCCAAACAGGATCTGATTCTGTCGGGCAATGGCGATCACTTCATTGTAGCGGGCCGAGTCCCCCGCCAACAATTGCGCCGTTGATCGTGCTTTCTCAAGCCCGAGCGCCGCTTGTCCGAGGGCCGTCCCGAAGCTCAAGAGCTGCTGAACCATGGCCGCAACGCCGAGGGCTGCGAAGGCAGCGCCCAGGCCCTTGATCCCCTGCGCGAGTCCGCTGGCCTTCTCTTTGCTGCTTCCGAGCGCCTGCCCGAGTCGCTCGGCTTGTTCTTTCGCGCCGCCCATCGCCGTATTGGCGCGATCAACGTTCGCGCCGAGCCCGGCCACATCCTGCGCAGCGGCCCGAAGCGAGGCGCTTGCAGCATTCTTCGCCGTGATGAGAAGCTCGATGCGATCAGTGGTCATGGTTGTCCTGTTGAGCGGCGATCCATGCTATCGCGACCTCGATCAATTCGAGCGGATAATCATCCCAATCATAGGGCCCGTGGGATGTTCCCAGCGCTTTATTCAAAGCTGCGCATACTTGGAGTCGCTCAAGCAGGGCCAGAGCGGGCATGCGGGCCTGTTTGTAGGGGTTGTCATCGGGCAGCAACCGGATGAGTTGCCCGTTGGCGATCACATCGCCAACATAATCTAGCTGCTCGCCCGATTCGTTTTTCCCATGATGATTTCGCGCCTCCGGGCCACGACATCCCATGGCAAGCTGAGCAGCCAGAGCCAGAGCTCATCAGGAATATCTTTATTATCCCAGAGGATTTCGGTCGAACGCTCGGTTGAAAAATCAAGCTCGGGGCATACTTCCGGCGTCCGATGATACAGCGTGCAAAGCGCTTTGCAGATCAAGAGTCGCCGCGTGGCAGTGTCGCGATGGTAGCGCGCCCATTCCCGTTCAAGCCGATCCGCTTCGGCCTGGTCGACCGCTTCGGCGATCGGCTTGTCGGGCTTGGTTGGGGCCATTGCATTGGCCTCATTCCAGCGCTCCCAATCGCCCGCTGTGGGATTCGCTCGAATGATCACGCGGATGGGCGGATCATAGCCGAGCTCGGGCGGCGTTTCGATCGTCTCATAGACGGCCCCGAACGGAATCGCTTGTTCGCCTTTGCGCTGGGTTGTTTTGGAGGACATGGCGGATTCCTTTTAGGTCGTACCCTTTGTCCATGGGCCAGAAATGCGCCACTGAATATCCCAGGTAGCGGCATTGTCATGCGGTGAGCTATAGTTGCTCTGGGTACAGACAACGTTGCCGATTTCGTAGGGGCTATTTGCCCCACTGCCAAAGGGATAGACGGCGACGCGGCCCTGATCGCCAACGTCGACATCGTTCCATGTCCGGCTATTGGCCGGGGTGGTGTCCAACCCCTGCAGCTGTATTGTTCGCTGGGGGGGATTGGTCAGATACTGAGTCGCATCCTCGATGAAATCATCGCGGGTGCTCACGTCCTGCTCCTGCCCCTGCTGATTCACGCTGACGGTACGGCTCGACCCGCTCAGGTTGATCGTCGGCGCCGTGTTGGGCGATACGGCATACAGAACAATTGTGTTCTTTCCATGGTATTTGACGCTTGCCATCGGTTAGACTCCTTCGATTCGGTACAATTCCGGTGCGCTCCCGTCCGGCCAGATAACGCGGCGATCGTCGATCCGATGGCCGCATACCACGCTGAGATCGCACACTTGCGTGTAGTGGGCTTGTTTGCAATCCCATGCGAAAAATGTGTCGTTGCATGCCCCGCCATAGGCCGGGTCGATCCGAAACGGAATCGACTCCAGCACATGGCGCTGAATCAGCGTGCATCCGAAGCCCAGGCCCTCGACCTTGATGACGCTCCCCGCGTAGATATGCCGCTGCGCCTGCTCGCGATCGAATGACAACGACCAATATTTGAACGATTCGGCATCCTGCTCGATCTTGGCGTACGCGTTCCACCAATGATTCCCGACGTATCGCCACACATAGAGCCCATAGGCGACATCCGCTCGGCATGCCACGAGATCAGCGATCGCATTGCTGGGGATGTACATATCGTCTTCAACCGTGAGCAGGGCATCATAGGGGCCTGCAAGGAAGCGATCGCGCATCGCCTGATATTTGCGCGTAATCGCCGCAAAACGCGATTCGCCAGGCCGCTGATCATCCCCCCAGAAGATCATGATCTCAAGCGGATCATCCCACTGTTGCGTTAGGAGACGGCGCATGGTTTCGTTGTTGAGACGACAGGCCAGCACGCCGATCATGATGCGCATGGTGTCAACTCCACAGACTCACGGTGAAGGTGAAGCCGAGATACCGCTGATTCTCATATTCGATCAGCGCTGAAGCCTCGCCCGAGTCCGCGTAGCTGATGACACGGGCCATCGATGTTGGTAGCTCGCCGAGTGCGGCATTGCTGATGAGATCCTCATAAAGCGTGACGAGCTCCGATCGCACCGTTTCGCCAAGGTCGATCACGCCACTGACCGCTATCCCCTCTAGGGGCCCGCCGATCAGACAGATCCCCTCAACGCGAATCGTTGTTTCGCTGATCGCCCGCGCAAACGCCCGGATCTCGGTGCTCCCCGGCCGGAGCAAAATACATGGGCAGTTGGCCGAAGGCACCGACACGGGCCGGGTGGCCGGGGCGCTTTTTACGGAATCGAGCCCCGCATGATAGGCTTGCAGATCAACGATGATTTGGGCAATATTCATATTAAGCTCCGTAGCCCTGCGAGCGCCTCACGAATATCCTTCGGCATGGCGCTTGGAAGGATCAGCCCGTTCTCTGTCTGCACGGCCTGATCGATATTCGTTCCGCTGCGCTGGCGATAGAGCAGTTGCACAAGGCGCAACGTGATCTGTTTGATGAAGCTGCCCGCCGTCTGCGAATAGGCCCAATAGCCCTGTATGGCGATGGATTGCTCTGGGCTGTCGTCATACGTCCATGAGACGTTTGCCCCGCGTCGCAATATCAAACCGTAGTAGGGCCCGTTTGAATTGCGGGGCAGCAGGATATAGTCTTCCGCGCTGATCGTCGTTCCGTCGCCATTTGTCACATTGGTGATCGCGGCCAGGTCGAGCCCGTTGAACAAGAGTTCGCGGTCGTTAACGTCCTCGACCGCATCAAAATATTGGGTTGATAAAGCCGCCTCAAACCGGCGGCCCGTTCCGATCGGCGGCGGCGCTTCGATCGTGGCCTGCGCCACATTGATAAATTCGCTCAATTGCGTATCGTCATCCGTCGTTGCGGATGGGATATTCAAATAAGTTTTCACTTCGGCCAGGGTTACATACGCCATAGCTCACCAACATCTACAGTATCCGGGCCGCTGGCCCCGCCCTCGATCTCTTGAGGCCGCCCATAGCGGATGTTGCTCATTCGGCGATCTCTTCGCGATACAATTCCGGCCCCGCGTCCGGCCAGAAGACTCGGAATTGACTCTTGATCTCGACATGGCCACAGACGACGCCATAATGGCACACCTGACGGAATCCCCGTTCTGCAGCGTCCCGCGCCATGCACCAATCCTGAGCTGCACGATTGCGATGATCGACCCGAAACGGGATCGCCTCGATCACGCGCCGCTGAAGCAGCGTGCATCCATTGCCCATGCCAGCGACCAAGCCAACGCCCCCCGATTGCAGCAATTCCCGTGCGCCCTGGGGATTACTTTGCGAAATGGACACGCCGCCCCGTTCGTTGAGCTCGGTAGTAGCGTTCCATCGGTGCCCGGCGGATCGCCATACATACAGCCCATAGACAATATCAGCATTGATCGCGGTGAGCGCCGCGATGGCATTTGATGGAACAATGATATCATCCTCGATGGTGAGCAGGGCATCGTAGGGCCCTGCGAGAAATATGGATCGGATGGCCTGATACTTTGCGAGAACATCAAGGTTGGATCCCCCGGCCCTGGGGGCATCTTGCATTTCGATCGCCGTGTGCGCTTTCCCCCATCTGGCACGAGCGGCCCAATGGCTAATTGCCACACGGCCAATCGTTCGTATTTTTGGGGTTGCAATCAGGAGATTCAAGGTGGAGCCCTTCCTGCGAGGAAGGATGAGCGCGGGCCGAAGGCCCGCCCCACCCATCCCCTATCGTATCTCAGTACACGATCTCACGAACAGCAGCCAGATCGGGCAGATCGGTTGCGGCGTTGGCGTAGCGGGTATGATAGGCCGTGAGCACGGCCCCATACACGATTGCCGCCGTGGTGGTGGTCACGTCAAGAAACACATAGCGAAAGCCCTGGGCGGCCACTTCTTCGCTTGTGACTTCGATCAGCGCGACTCCGTTCTGATCGCCCGAGCCGCTGAACGTGTCGGCGGCCAGGCTCTTGCCAGTGATCGCGGTGCCACCGCTGGTCGAATTGACGGTATTGCCATAGAATGTGGCGTCCAGCGTGGCTCCCTCCCCCATGGCCCCCACGAGCACGGTAGCCACAAGTCGCCCAATGAGCGACATATCTACGACTGTTGAGTACGTCGTCGACGGCGTGCGGCTCGCCGGGCTGATCTGCCCAACAACGGCACTTTCCTCGGTCATTCCTGCTGGCATATAATAATTTCCTCGATAGGGGAGGATCGCTCCCCCCACACTACAGCCATCCTCTCTGACATTAGCTCAGATAGATAAATGGCGACACGTAATTCGACCCGGCCCCATCAGCAAGCATCATTTTGTTGGACACCCAGGGCTGCCCGTCGACCCGATGCGTAAAGCGCCAGGTGAGCTCATCCGTTAAAAACTTCGCATGCGGCGACATGGCAATCGCGGTACCGCCCCGATTGCCGATCAGATAATACGACCAGTCGATCAATGCCAGATCGAAGGCGCTGCCAGGGGCCGACATATGCTGGCCGAACAGGATCGGCACCCCCATGAGGGTGGCTGGATATCCGTTGCGGATGTCCCCCCAGGCCATGGCCGTGTTCGTGCCGATTTGCAAATCGGCAAGCGTTGACCGCAAAAACGGATGGGCCAGCCATACCGCGTTGTCGGGATTGATTTGCTTTTCGAGCATGCCGAGGATGTCGGCTTTGTCAACGACATTGCCTCCCCCAGCGCGAGTCACGGCAATCGCCGCCGGGGCGTTGCGCACGCCAAGCGGCTTTCCGACTCCATCGCCGCGCATAAAGGCGTAGCTTCGGCGATTGCCGATCGCCCGGCCAAAGAGCCGCGTGAGGAGCGATTCCAACGCTTGCGCCGAGTCGCTATTGAGCTCCTGACTCGCCACGGTATAGCCGGCGAGCTTGTGCGCCTCAAGTTGCAAGCGCTTGAATTTTGGTTCGGTTTCCGTGATGCTGCCCGCCTCCGCAGTCCAGTACGCGACCACGCCAGCATCGGCCGCGCTCGCGCCTTCGGCTGGGGCGATCGACTGATCCAGCATGGGCATTTCCAGCGTTCGGCTCGACATGGGCATTTCCATGGGGCGGCGCCCTGCCGGAAGCCGGTCGATCAAGCTGGTCTCTCCGGCTTGCTCCAACAGCCGATTATTGAATTCCGGAGGAACCGTCCACCCCCCAGCGCCGCCGGTCTGCTCGTTGAGCGCCTTCTTTTCGCCGCGATCGTCGATCTGGCTCGATCCGTAGATCTGCGTCAGCCGCTTCGCATCGCCGCGAGCGATGGCCGTCAGGAAGTCAGCCATGCTCTTCATTTCAGCGTCTGCGGTGCCTCCATCCGGAGTCACGAGGCCTGCGCCACGAACCTTGGCGGAGTCTTCAAATTGCTTGAGAGCCGCTTCCACCTGCGCTGCGACCATGGACTCGAGCTCATCAGAAACGACCGATTTCAGGCTCTGGCCCAGGAGATCATAGTCGATGACCGTTGTCATGATTGTTCCTTCGCTTCAAGATATAGACAGGCCCTGCAGGCGCATCGCCCGCCCCCATGCTGGGGGCCTTCGGGGATGCCGTCGCCGTTGGGGCGATGGTGGTTCGGATTTCGGCTGGGGTTGGGGTAAGGCTGATTTCCCCCAGGATCCAGCGTTTAATCTGGCCATTTTGACGGATCACCAAATGCCCGACCGCGCCGCTACTTTGCTGTAGCGCTTTGTGGTTGAGCAGGGTTGTAATGTGTTCGATGTATTTGTGTCGCCGGTCGAGCTCGATCTCGATCTCGATCCCCTCGTCGACGATCTCATAGTCGACGACTTGCCCGATCTTGCTTTTGATCCCGCGCAGTGCGTGGTCGTACATGACGGGCATCCCCTTCAATGTGCGCTCGAGTCCGAAGTCCGTATCCGGCCCGAACGTGTCGCCGACAAGATCCGCTCCGCCGAATACAATGCCCAAACCGCGCAGCCGGTACGGATTGGATGGATCAATCGCCTTGATTTCGCCGCCGAGGGCGTACTCAAGGGGCGGCGTCATCGGCCCATCGAGATCGTCGAGATCGTCGATCGCCTTTGTTGGATCGGCCGTTGGGGCATCCATCGAATCATCATACGACTCGGCCCCGAGCTCTTCGGCCAGGCTGGCGATCTCATCGGCTAATTCCGCAATCGTATTGATGCGCTCTTGATCCAGGGCGCTATTCCGGCGCCCGGCCTTGATTGCCGGTACATTCTTGGCCATGTCGATCTCCTCAGCGTAGTTTAGCTAGCATGTCAACTGAGCGGCTTTTGGGCATTGCTATCCCACAATCCGCGCTACCACTTGCCCGAGGATCTTTTGGAGATATTGCCCCTTGAGCACCCGACTGACGGCCTCGCGATCGGTAATCCATCCTCGCGCTGCGTGGAATCGTGCCTGCTTTGGCCTTCGGGGCGATGTTGGATCGCGATGCACCGCTCCGCAATAGCTAGCCGAACTGGCCAGGATGGCCCCGAGCGGTTGCGGCGTCGTCGACCAACTGCGCCCAAGAGTCTCACTGGTTTTTGCCCCGCCGATACTCCCATCACGCTTGCGAATCCAACGCGGCCCATAGCCTCGCTCGTACCACACCACTCGGCCCCGAACCGCTCGGGGGGCATTGGCCTCGCTGGCCGCCGGATAGCGGGCAAGCTTATCGCGGATGAGCTCAACGAAGCCCATCATGGCCGCGCTGAGCGTGGGATCGATATCGCGGGCGAGCTTGTCGGCAATCTCTCGGCAATTGTGATCCATTATTCGGACTCCAGCTGAAGCGTTTGCGAACAGCGGCACCCGGCATGGGCCGGGGCGCCGTTCGGATAGCGATCGGCCCATGCGGACTCGGGCTTGCCATTGAGCGGGCCACAAACGGCGCACACGAGATCATCGCGGTTTGTTCGCCAAACACGTACCATGGTGATCCCGGCCCGGCGGAGATACTCCTGATAGTAGCGGGTTGCCAGGCTTTGCGCCCGCGTGATCTCTGTTACCGCGATCATATCGGCCCGAGCCGCGCCAAATCGTGCGGCGATCATCGCCTCGACATGAGCTCGCGTCATGCCCGGTGTGGCGCGATAGAGCTGCACGGCGGACTCGACCAATTGCCGATTGGTTTGTTGGATGCCTCCGATGACGGGGTCGATATATTGATCGGCCCATAGGGCCATCGGCTCGAACCGCAATTGCACCGGGTCGACCGCTGGCAGATCGAGAGTCGCGGGGAGCGCGATCAACTTGTCAATGATGACGTTGATCATCGCCTCAGTCATTTTGTCCCGCATGGCCGAGTCTAGCTGCGCGAGGTCGACCGCTCCCCCGCTGATAATCTGATCGACGATCGCCGATTCGAATCGGGCAAACAATGCGACCAGCGCGTCATACAACCATTGCTCCGTTGCGCTCAGATCCTGCCCCGGGCCGCGATGGATTGCCCGGAAGATCGCGCCCACATCGGCGGCCCCTTCGGCCTGATCGAGGAGGGAGCGGATTTCGGCCTGCAAGCCCACGGGGATCGAATCGCTCTGAAACGGCCCCGGCGAGCGCCCGGCGGCGATCCGCTTGGCGGCCTTTTTCTCCCATCGGGCCAGGTCGAGATCGTACGCCTTGCTGGGGGCTGGGGGTTGCTTGGCGGATGGGCTTGTATTGGTTGGCTGGGGGTTGCTTGGCGTATTGGTTTGGTCGATCGCCTCGCCCTGGGGGGCGTTCGAATTCCGTGGCGGATCGGGCAATGCTGCCCGGGCCGGTGGCTCGGGCGGTGCGACGTCGGCCCACGGCGGCAGATTCAGCATGCGCCGCGACTCGTCGCGATCAAGCAATGGCTGAGGGCCGCTGATTTTGCTCAGCGCATCGGCTTTGCGGAGCAGTCGATCCACGTACACATCAAGCCGCTCCGGATGGAAAATCACCCGATACCCCGTTTTTTGAAACCATGGTTCAAACGACTCGGCGATTAACTCGATCTGAGGGCATACGGTCAGATCGTAGAAATTGAGCGAATCCTGTTGTGCGGTCGCGAACGTCGACGCATTCGAGAGCACGATCGAAATCGGCACCCCCATGGGGATGAGAATACCCTCGCGTTGCTGATCGGTCAGTTCCTTATTCGTCGTTTCTTGCAGCCCATCGCCGATCACCACTGGCTTCACGTTCGATCGTAGCGCCACGGTTTCGTAGGCCTTTTTGACTCCCGACAGCATCCGCTTCCACCATTTTTCAAGTTTTTCCTTTTCGTCTTTGCTCGGCTGGCCCTCGACGATCAACAGCGTTGCCCGAATCGCGCCCCGCTCGAAATAGCCAGCCAAATAGCGATCAAGATTGTGGAGCACCCCTGCAGCGGCCAGCGCTGGGACGGCAGGAGCAATGCCCGGGCCGATCTCTTCGGCCAAATTGGGCAGCCATGTATAGGTAATGTCTTTCGGCTTGATGCGGATCTCTTTGCCGTTGACTCGGCGAGTCCATCCGGCGATCCCGTCGGCAGCGTTCGGATCATAGTTGGGGGTGATGGTCTGCGGCTGCAGCCATTTCAGGCCGTTGTGGAGGGCCAAGGCGTAGGAAGCGCCGTACAAACACAATGACGCCTCGGTGAGCCAAAGCGCCCGGCGAAGATCATGCCGGAAGGCCAGCGTCTCGTCGTCCTTCGTCACATCGCGCCCATTGCGTTCGATCGTCAAGGGAAAGGCCGATACGGCTTTCGCCCGAATGTCGACGGCGCGATACAACAATCCGACCTTGCTATAGGCCAAATGCGGCGAAAGCGCCCCATCGGGCATGCCCGTTTGGCCCCCCAAAACCCACCATGATTCCTCGGGATATTGGTCGACGGGGATGGCTTTCATCGGGCCAGGGCTATTCAGCATATCCCTCACCATAGCATCAATGATGCGCTCTCTTGATGCGCTAAGAGCAGCGCATCTGCACGATTCGGCGAGCGCCCCAAGCGCATTTTGATGTCGTCTTTTTCCTCGATCTGGATCGTCCCCGATCGCACCATGAATCGCGGTGCGCAGAGCTCTTCGATCAAGGCGTCGTCATCGGGCAAGGCAATCTCATCGCCGTGATTCGGATCAAGCGCCTCACGGAAACGCCACCACCACATCGCCCGATCATTTTTGAAGCTGAGCATGCCGCGCCGATCGCGGGCCGTAGGATCGCTGCGCATGCTCGCGATCGCCGCCGTTATCCGGATGCCGTCGATCGCGGCCAGCTGATCGACCACGCTCCCCCCTACGCCGATCCCGTCGACCGTGATCGGATCTTCGGGAGACTCCATTTGCTGGATGACCAGCGTTGCCACGCTCGGCCCATCCGGCGTTTCTTTGCCAGGCCATACCAGCAGCGGATCGAAGGCCGTCCCGCGACGCCGGGCAATCACCGTTTCGTCGTCGCCGCCCCGAGCAACGTCGACTCCCAGCATGGAGATCGGCCCCGTGGGATTGCCCCGCTCGATCCCTCGCCGCCGGGCCGCTTCAGCCCAGGCCCTGGGGATGACGGCCCAGGGATCGGCCCCGTGCGCCATGATAAACGATCCCGTACGCAGCGCCGTGGCGAGCGGCTCGGGCAGCGCATCAAGAGTCGCCGCATAGCCGCTCGCCAGCAGGGCCGGATTATCCTCGAGTCGCGCGGGGATGAACGTACGGCTTTTTGGTTGGATAATTCGCCCGCCGTGTTCAAACGCGTCCGGGCCGGGCCGCTCAATCTCTTTGCCGTCGACCATGGCGAAATAGCGCAGTTCGCCGGGCTTCGCCCGGACGCCTTTATAGGCTGGGTCGATCCACGGGCCGAAAAACTTGATCACCCACATGCCATACTGCGAAGTCGGCGGGTTGAACGCCGCGATCGTGCGGCATCGATGCCCCTCAGCGGAACGATTCCATGCAATAATCGTTCTGAATTGCATTTCGCTAAATTCGGTGAGCTCATCAAACGCCTTGAGATCGTGCGCTCGCCCGCGATAGCGATTCACGTCGTGCTCATTTTTCATCCCGCCAAATTCAAGTCGGCGGCCGCCAGGCAGATCGCGCCAGATTTTATAATTCTCATTCAATCGCCCGGACGATCCGATGATCTCTTTGGAACGCTCGATAATATCGCGCAGCTGCTCGGCTTGGCGGCGAAAGATGATCGACCGATAATGCATGAGCAGTGCCGCCCCGATCAGCAGATCCGTTTTGCCGCCTCCAGCGGCCCCGCCGTAGCCGATAATATCGGCCTCGCTATGCAAGGCCATGGTTTGCGGCCCAACAAATGGCGACCAACGGATCGCGGCCCCGGCTGGGGCGCTGGGGCTCATTGCTCGGATGCGCGACGCAAGCTCGGGATCACGCTGAATCCGTCGCGCTGCCAGCTGCGAGAGCAACGATCCGGGCGTAGGTATCCGGGTCGAATTGTTCGCGGACTCGGTCAAGAAAAGACTCCAGCTCTGACTCTAGGCTCACGGAGACTCCCGCACGGCGGCCGCCGGTCTCGCGGGCGATATCGTCGAGCGTTTCGCGCCATGCTTTCTCATTCCATAATCGCCCGTTCTCGTCCGCTTCCCATTTGATGATCTCAAGCCGATCGGCATGGGCGGCCAGGCGAGCCACCCGTTCGGCCCGCAGCGCGAGTCCCGTGTTCAGCGCGGCCGCAAAGCGAGCCTTGCGGGCTGCTTCGATGGGCTTGCTCAGACGTTTGCGATAATAGTTGAGCGCCTGATCGCTGATTTCTGGCCATCCCCGCTCCTTGCTCCAATGCCGAATAAGATCGCCCGCATAGCCAGCGGCGAGCCACTCAATCACCTGGATGCGTTGGTCGGCATTGAGCTTTGGCCGCGCCATGCAAACTTTCTCCAACTTTCAGGGTTCATGGGCGCTGCGCAGCCGCGCAGCCACCCGCTACAACCATCCAAACCGATCGTTGAAATAAGAGATCCACCACAAAACCACGATCAGCAAAATCGACAGCAGCACCATCAACGCCACAATCATCATGTTTTGGATTGCGCGGTAGCGATCGGCCTGTGCTTGGCGCGTTTGGCGATCTTTGCGATCGGCATCGACCAATGCCCGAAGATTGACAAAATCGGCTTGTATGGCCAAGACGGCCGCCGTAATGAATCGAATTCGCTCGCCATTCGATGCGGTCTCGGGCGGCGGCGGCGGGCATGGTGGGGGCATGTTGATAACGACCGTTCCGCCGATGCTGGCAGCGCCGCTCACGGTGCCCGAGACCACCGGCCCGCTATTCTGCTCGATAGATGTTTCCGTCATTTTCTCCTGCCAACCAACAGATCAATGATCTGATCGAGCTTTTTCACATGAGTCGCTTGCTCATGCTCGATCTCGCCGATACGGGCGATGACGGAATCAACCATCCGGGCCATTTCGAGCTGCTCATTGACGATAAGCGCTTCCATGCGCTTGTATTGCTCCCGGTCGAGCATGGCCCGAGCGGAAAAAACCGCCGAGAGCGCAGACGTTAGGCGAAGGTGCTGATCGTCGGGCAAATCGATAGCCCCCAGCGCACCGCGCAACTCATCGACCATGGCCCCGTAGGCGGTGAGCGCCTCGCGGTAGGCCATTGATGGATCGACAACGGGGATAGGGTCGATTGCTCCCATAACAAACAGACTCCTCCCATAACAGGGTGGAGTCTGTTTGTTCAGTATGGCATACGAGTCAAACGCTGATCTGGATGGCGTTTGACATTCGCACTATAGTAGGGTATCCCTGATCGCTCTGGGGTGGAGTCCGGCGATCAGGGATGATCCTTTGCGCGTCAGCGATGAAAAAACGCGCCCACATCCCTGAGAGGATGTGGGCGATGATGACGACGCTTCCGGCGCGGATCGCGCAATTGCCTCCTGCACGATCCGCGCGATCTCGTGGTGCCCTCGTCGGCCACCACGAGAATAATGCAGCGGGCATTGCATTATTCCCAGAGCGCATCCAGCGGCAACATTGGAAGCAAGCAATGCGGCGACGCCCACAGACGTTCTCGATGCTGCTGGTGCCCATAGCCGCTCCTGAACAATTGGTGTTCGTACCATTCATACACGCTCCAGCCATTTTTTTCTAATATTTCGTGTCCCTCGCCGGCGAACCCCGCCAGCACTATCCGATATTGAGAATTGTTGCCATTTTGTAGGCACCATTCGCGTACGTCAGATGCAATGTCTTGATCCTCTCGATACAATTGCGCTGATCTCTCGCTGTGTTTATACGGCGGATCAAGGAAGATGCCCGACACATGGGGCTTGCCTCCCCTAGGCATTGGGCGCAATACGCTGGAGCTACAAATCCGCTGCCAATCACCGTTCGCCACGCGCACATGACGCATACGCGCTTGGAGCCAATGGGCCCACCGGCGAATTTCGGGCATCGTCATAGGATGGTATTCGTCTGAGGCCGCGTAATCAGCCTCGATGATATCAGCTAAATCCTCATCCTGATGTGGTAGTTTTCGCGTCACGCCTGGCTCACGTGCCTTGCAGTGATGGACGCCCTGACCATCGGCGCCCACACGTGGTAGTTGTCGAGTCACTCCTGGCTCACGTGCCTTGCAGTGATGCACGCCCTGACCATCGGCGCTCACATGTGGTAGTTTTCGAGTCACGCCTGAATTGCCCGAACGCTTGACCAGACGACCGTCAGCATCAGGCCACCAGGGGCCGCTCTGCTCGTGGCCCCAACCAGAGCCGATCCAGGCGCAAATTCCGTACAACCAATACCCTGCAATCCGCGCATCATAATATTGCACATCGCCAGCCAACCGTTCCGCATTGCCGTCGCGCATCCATTGGATAATAGCAATATGCCGCGCGTGCAGCTCAGCCTCGACGACCGGCCACGAAGCAAATTCGACGGTAGCTTGCGCATCATATTGCATAGCTCGCCAAAAATTGGCGATAAATCCGTCGAAATCATTGACCGTTTCAGAAAAATTCGATCTATTTGCTGGATGCGGGCGAAACAGCAGCACCGCGCCGCTGCCAAAAAAAGGCTCAACATAGTGCGCAGGATCGCCAAGCAATGACCAGACAAGCGGCGCTGCCAAGGATTTGCCACCGAAATACGGAAACATCGATTTTTGATAGGTTGATAGACTCATAATTATCTCCATCAGCATACATTTTTATCTCACGCCCACATCCCTGAGAGGATGTGGGCGATGATGACTCCGCTTCCGGCGCGGATTGGGCAGGAGGCAATTGCGCGATCCGCGCGATCTCCTACATCTATTATTATTTCACGATCTACCGCCCGTTGCTGGGCGGTACGGTCAGTTGTTTGGTAGGCGAATGAAGGGCATCTGCCGCGCGTCGGTCTCGGCCGCCGCGCGGGCATGAGCGGAGCGTTGCTCTGCCCAAAGCATAGGGTGCGGCGCATCTGGACAACGAAGCGAGGGGGGATACCCCCTCGCTTCCATTACATATCGACGTAAAAAAAATACCCGTTGACATTGCATTATGATTGTGCTATAATTGCGTCATGATATTCAGACACCCCCTCGTGGGGGCCACCCGCGCACTATCGCGCGGCAAGGAGGAATGACATGAAGATCGATCGAACCTGGCTACAAAACCAAAACGCCTGCCCAGAGGGGATTGCGCGGTTTGTCGAGTGGGCGGGGGAGACTCCCCGCTCGCTCGAGAAGATTGCTATGTACCACCCGGATGCGAAAGATCTCGCATGGCTGCTAGATCTCCTGGCGCCATTCGAATGGCGCCAGGAGATAGCCTGCCGGATCGCCGGCGAGGCGGCCGCGATCTTTTCGCGGCAACCAGAGGGCGACCGCCACGCGCGGTATGTCTTCAACATCAATCCGGGCAACATCGGGGAAGCGGAGTCCGACGCGCGGACAATGGGAGCGTCCGCGCTGGCAGACTTGTACCACGATGCAGCTAAGGGCAAAGTGGTAAAAGTGTTCTGTGCTTTTGAAGATTTTGTGGATCTCGAGTCAATCGGCGCTCGCGTGGTTCGTGACAATCTCCGAACCGCGCTGCGCCTCATCGAGCACGCGCAGACGTGCCCGGTCGAGCGGGCGCTGACGCCAGCGGAACGCGCGGCTGCTGCCGCGCGGGTGGGAAAAGCCTATGAGCTAGACGGCGACGTTTTCTGGGTACGTCGCCAAACCGAAGAGGGCCTCTACGAGGTTCTTTGGAAGTCGGCGTATATCGCCGACGAGTGGGGGGTCGAATATGCATGGGAGCCATGCGAATATTTGATGCATCCAGATCAGTTCGTCGGCGCGGTCTCTTCGACCGCGCCGCAACCGGGCGAGGAGATCACGATCTACCGCCCGTTGCTGGGCGGTACGGTCAGTTGCATTGTAGGCGAATGAAGGGCATCTGCCGCGCGGCGGCCGGCGGCCGCCGCGCGGGCATGAGCGGAGCGTTGCTCTGCCCAAAGCATAGGGTGCGGCGCCTGGACAACGAAGCGAGGGGGGATACCCCCCTCGCTTCCATTACATATCGACGTAAAAAAATACCCATTGACATTGCATCATGATTGTGCTATAATTGCGTCATGATATCAGACACCCCCTCGTGGGGGCCACCCGCGCACTATCGCGCGGCAAGGAGGAACCAATGATCAAGGAGCTTGGCAAACAACTTGACTACTGGTGGAATAGCTCGCACCCAGATCGTCTCGCAAGATTGCGGGCAATTGAATGCGAAATTGTTGATAGAGCTCTTCAGGAAATCGAAATTCCGGCGGAGTCTTCTCCGCTCGTGGAGCGGGGGAAAAACCCAACAAAAGACGGTTCGCTTGTTTCTATTGTAGAACAAGCATCAATCAGTGAATTAGCAAAATTGCTCATTCATTACAGAAAAGATCCGCGTCAAAGCTTGGCTATAGACATCATTGAGCGCGAAATTATTGAGCGCTCAATTTAGGGAAGGGGAAAAGAATGAAGATCGATCAAACCTGGCTCAAACAACACGATGCCTGCCCAGAGGGGGTTGCGCGATTTTCCGAGTGGGCGGGGGAGCAGCCCCGCTCGCTGGAGGAGATTGCTATGTACCATCCGAATGCGAAAGATCTCGCATGGCTGCTAGATCTCCTTTGTCCATTCGACATTCGAATGGACTTAGGTTGCCAGGTCGCCGGCGAGGCGGCAGGCATCTTTTTGCAGCAACCAGAGGGCGACCGCCACGCGCGGTTTGCCTTCAACATCAATCCGGGCAACATCGCAGAAGCGGAGGCAGAAGCGCGGCAGATGAAAGCGTCCGCGCTGGCGGACTTGTACCACGATGCCAGTAATGGCAACGTGGTGAAAGTGCTCTGTGCTTTCGAAGATTTTGTGGATCTCGATTCAATCGACGCTCGCGAGGTGCGTGACAATCTCCGAACCGCGCTGCGACGCGCACTGCGACTCATGCACCGGGCACAAACGTGCCCGGTCGAGCGGGCGCTGACGCCAAAGGAACGCGCGGCAGCAGCCGAGCGCGTAGGAAAAGCCTACCAGATGATGAACGGCGACGTCATCTGGCTGCGTCGCCAAACCGAAGAGGGCCTCTACGAGGCCTTGCGGCGATTTATTATGATTGCCGACGAGTGGGGTGTCGAATATGCATGGGAACCATGCGAATATTTGATGCATCCAGATCAGTTCGCCGGCGCGGTCTCTTCGACCGCGCCGCAACCCGGCGAGATGGTCACGATCTACCGCCCGTTGCTGGGCAGGACGTTCAATTGTTTGGTAGGCGAAGGAGGAATTTAGCCCTCAACATTTCTGTGGGCGGCTGTGGCCGCCCACGAAGCGGCAAGGAGGAAAAGAATGAAAATCGATGTAGCGTGGCTAAAAAGCCACGATGCGTGCCCAGAGGTGATTGCGCGGTTTGTTGAGTGGGCGGGGGACGAGCCCCGCTCGCTCGAGGAAATCGCGGAGCACCACGCGAATTCCTTCGATCTCGCATGGCTCATAGAAAAGGTCGCTCCATTCGAATATCGAATGGCCGTAACCTGCCAGATCGCCGGCGAGGCGGCAGGCATCTTTTCGCGGCGACCAGGCTACGGCTACCGCCACTGGTGGTTTGCCCGGAACATCAATCCGGGCAACATCGGGGAAGCCCTGGAATTTGCGCTCAATTGGCGAGCATCGTCGGAGGATCTCATCTATGTCTACGAGGAAGCGTCCCGAGGACGCGTCCTCGAGACATTGTTGACATTCGTCAGCAAATTTGACAAAGACGTGCCGGAGCATATCGACACAATGTTCCGCGAGGCGTTGCGGAGCGTTGCTCTGCCCAAAGCATAGGGTGCGGCGCATCTGGACAACGAAGCGAGGGGGTATCCCCCCTCGCTTCCATTACATATCGACGTAAAAAAATACCCATTGACATTGAATTATGATTGTGCTATAATTGCGTCATGATATCAGACACCCCCTCGTGGGGGCCACACGCGCGCTATCGCGCGGCAAGGAGGAATGACATGAAAATCGATGTAGCGTGGCTAAAAAGCCACAATGCCTGCCCAGAGAGGATTGCGCGGTTTGTCGAGTGGGCGGGGGAGCAGCCCCGCTCACTCGAGGAAATCGCGGATCACTACCCGGATGCGAAAGATCTCGCATGGCTGATAGATCTCCTTTGTCCATTCGACATTCGAATGGCGTTGGCCTGCGATATGGTCAACGCGGCGACCGGCGAATTCAATCGGTACGATTGGCCGCCGGTAGGCGAAAAAGATTATATGCGGCTCGCCAGAGCCGGCGTCAAGTGGAAATGCCTGACGGAAGGCCTCAAAATGCTTGGTGATTCTGCCAGCGCTGGCAGAATAAGAAACTGTATGTTCACATACGTAAATTATTTCACAAGAGACGGCCGCGTGCCGGAGCAAATCGACACAATGTTCCGCGAGGCGTTGCGAAGCGTGCCCGAAGCATAGGGATAGTGCGGCGCACCTGGCATTTGTTCAGGTGCGCCGCACCATGATAGCCTGCCCCGATCGGCAGATCCACCTGCCGAAAGGGTTTTCGAGCTAACGATTTGCTTTCCCAACCGAGCTATGCTATACTAATGGCATTGCGGGAGTAGCTCAGTTGGTAGAGCACCACCTTACCAAGGTGCATGTCGCGGGTTCGAACCCCGTCTCTCGTTTCAAATCAAATGCCACCGGCTCAAGCGAGCCGGTGGCATTCTTTTACAGAAACCTTGGCGCGAAAGCCCACACGCTTTCGCGGTGGGATGAAGCGCCGCAATGCGAAGCAGCGGTACGGTACGCCGCGCTCGACCTGGAATGGCCGCAGCGCGTCAGCGATGAAAGAAATCGCCCACATCCCTGAGAGGATGTGGGCGATGATGACTATGCTTCCGGCGCGGATTGGGCAATCGCTGCCTGTACGATCCGCGCGATCTCCTGCTGCTCTTCTTCGGGTGTCGTTGGGCGACCATAGATCGCCCAACACCACAAGCGAAAAGCAAGCGCCACTTCCTGAGGGAGCGTGAAGGAGCGCCGCAGCCGGCGGCCACGGCGGCTCCCTCGATTGCCACTGCGCTTATTCCCGGTCATTTGACACCATTATTGATGAGGCAGCCGGGATACTCACAGCGACACAGGTGGCCATAGTCGCCGTTGCCGGCCCACTGGGTTTCGCCGGCGTCTTCCAGCAAGTCACCGTGCTCCTGGCAGAGGAGCACGAGACAGCCTTCATCATCGCTTGTCCATTTCCCCTCTTGATCCTCCGCATTCCAGGTAAGATCGTAATAGCGATTCACGTTCAATTTCATGGTTTTGCTCCTAGCGGAAGCGAGGGGGTATCCCCCCCTCGCTTCCATGACATATCGACGTTATTCCTCATCAACGACAACCGTCAACTCGAGAATCTCATCCTCGTCATCGTCACAGGCTTCACGATCGAGATCGTAAAACTCATAGAAATCGCGTGGCGTTGCGAGGCACTTGTCATACATAAAGCTTGGCCGTGAGGCCCAATAGGGCTCCCACGTGTTCGGGGTTCCATAGACGACCATCTCGTGGTCGTCCATGGCCGCCAAGCGTTCGCGGGTGATGCGGATGGTTACGGTGGTCATTGTGGGTTCCTTTCATTATCAATCGGATTATTGATAATAACATCATACCACAACTTTCGCTATGATCAATAGGCAATTTGATAATTGATCGAACTATTTGATGACAGTTTTGTCATAAAAATACCCGTTGACATTGCATTATGATTGTGCTATAATTGCGTCATGATATTCAAACACCCCCTCGTGGGGGCCACACGCGCGCTATCGCGCGGCAAGGAGGAAACCAATGAAAATCGATCGAACCTGGCTCAAACAACACAATGCGTACCTAGAAGGAATTGTGCGGTTTCTCGATTGGGCGGGGAACGAACCCCGCTCACTGGAGGAGATTGCGGAGCACCACCCGGATTCCTTCGATATCGCATGGATCATAGACAAGGTCGCTCCATTCGATATTCGAATGGACATAGCCTGCCGCCTCGCCGGCGATGCGGCAGGCATCTTTTTTCGGCAATCCGTGGGATACGAGCGGTTTGCCTGGAACATCAATCCGGGCAACATCGCAGAAGCGGAGGCAGAAGCGCGGAAAATAGGCGCGTTGACGCTGGCGGACTTGTACCACGATGCCAGTAATGGCGACGTGGAGGATGTTCTCTACGGTTTGCTCGAGATTATCGAGGATCTCGAGACAAAAGACGATAGCGAGATTCGGGATAATAACAACATCCGAATCTGGATGAGACGAACGTACCGTGCCAGTTTGCGCACGGATATTCGTGACAATCTCCGAACCACGCTGCGCGTCATCGAGCACGCGCAGACGTGCCCGGTCGAGCGCCCGCTGTCCCCGGAAGAGCGCTCGGCAGCAGCCGAGCGGGTGGGGAAAGCCTATCTAATAGGCGACGACGTTTTCTGGGTGCGGCACCAAAACGAAGAGGGCCTCTACGAGGCCTTGCAGAAATTTATCATTCGGGCCGACGAGTGGGATGTCGAATATGCATGGATGCCATGCGAATATTTGATGCATCCAGATCAGTTCGCCGGCGCGGTCGAAGAGACCGCGCCGCAACCGGGCGAGGAGATCACGATCTACCGCCCGTTGCTGGGCAGTACGGTCAGTTGTCTGGTAGGCGAATGAAGAATTTAGCCCTCAACATTTCTGTGGGCGGCCACAGCCGCCCACGAAGCGGCAAGGAGGAAACCAATGAAAATTGATCAAACATGGCTAGAAAACCACAATGCCTGCCCAGAGGAGATTGAGGAGTTTCTCGAGTGGGCGGGGGACGAGCCCCGCTCGCTCGAGGAAATCGCGGATCACCACCCGGATTGCTTAGATCTCGCATGGCTGCTAGATCTCCTGGCGCCATTCGAATGGCGCCAGGAGATAGCCTGCCGGATCGCCGGCGAGGCGGCAGGCATCTTTTTGCAGCAACCAGAGGGCGACCGTCACTGGTGGTATGCCCGGAACATCAATCCGGGCAACATCGGGGAAGCGGAGGCCGAAGCGCGGACAATGGGCGCGTCCGCGCTGGCAGACTTGTACCACGATGCCAGTAATGGCAAAGTGGTAAAAGTGTTCTGTGCTTTCGAAGATTATTTTGTCGAAGATCTCAATTATCTCGGCGCTCGCGTGGTGCATCGCACCGCGCTGGAACGAATGTACCGTGAACAAACGTGCACGGCGGTTCGTGACAATCTCCGAACCGCGCTGCGCCTCATGCACCGGGCACAAACGTGCCTGGTCGAGCGCCCGCTGACGCCAAAGGAACGCTCGGCTGCTGCCGTGCGCGTAGGAAAAGCCTACCAGATGATGAACGGCGACGTCATCTGGCTGCGTCGCCAAACCGAAGAGGGCCTCTACGAGGCCTTGCAGCAATTTATCATTCGGGCCGACGAGTGGGGAGAGGAGCATGGCTGGATGCCATGCGAATATTTGATGCATCCAGATCAGTTCGCCGGCGCGGTGCCTGCGACCGCGCCGCAACCCGGCGAGACGATCACGATCTACCGCCCGTTGCTGGGCAGTACGGTCAGTTGTCTGGTAGGCGAATGAGGGGGGCATTCGCCCGCGCGTCGGCCGAGACCGACGCGCGGCCATGAAAAGACCACCACCTGGTGGATCTTTATAAGGAAGCGGCCAAACATGAGAAACAGCAGACATTTTTACGCAATCAATCGGGGCGTTTGCCCCAACCTCGTTCATCGGTTCGCAGCCCTCGCCGAAGCCTTGGCGTGGGTTGGAAACGATCCGCACAATCGAGCAATCATCGCATCCCGCAGCAGCGCGGCGCGGGCAGCGGTGCGGTACGCCGCGCTCGGCCTGGAATGGCCGCAGCGCGTCAGCGATGAAAGCAATCGCCCACATCCTCCCAGGGATGTGGGCGATGAGAACGACGCTTCCGGCGCGGATCGCGCAGGCAGCGATTGCCCGATCCGCGCGATCTCCTGATGCTCTTCGTCGGCGGTGGTGTTGGGCGATCTATGGTCGCCCGACCACCGCCGAAACGCAAGCGCCACTTCCTGAGGGAGCATAAAGGAGCCGCCTCGGCCGACGGCCGAGGCGGCTCCTTTATGCTATGCGAACAGGATTGATGCCGCCGAGGCATACGCCGCCAGCAGGCGCTCCGCGACGGCGCCGGGCGTGCTCAGCGCGTATCCCGACGGGCGGATCACGGCTATCGCATCACGCCCGTCCGGCGCGCGGAGAAACAGCCGTGTGTACGAAGAATCGGGCCATTGCTGGCCCGTCACCTTCCACTCTGATGGAAGGAGACGGAGGAGTTCGCGGACAAACCCGTCCGTCTCCGCCTTCAGGCGGGCCTTCTCGTCGATCTCGGCGGCCTCCGCCGCCGCCTGGGCGGTCAGGTCGGGGTGGCCTGGCGGGATATCGACGAATCCCTGCTTGCGCAGGGGATTGATCTTTCGATCCCAGACCCCGCGAGCCTGGTTCCATTTTGCTTTGCTCATCTCATATCTCTCCTTTCAGAGCAAACAATTCCTTCTGATTGCCCTGCATAATCTTGATGAACGAGCTGCGCTGGATGCGAGACGCATGTTTCCAACAAAAAGCCGGCGGATGCTTATACGCATTATTTCCATACAAATAATGCGCACTGGCATAAAATGCTTCTTGGGCAACAGCCCATTGAAAGCCGGCGTCGGCATGAAGCCAAGCCCACAGCGCTTCTGCCGCTTCGGCAGACAGATCAAAGCGCACCATCGTATAATTGCGCTCCCCCGTGGGGAAGCGCATTGTCGCCGTCTGGTTTGAGCGGAATGCTCCGCCCACCAAACGATTAATTTTGTGTGGCAGTTGGCCATAGATTTTCAGGCCAACCGCATAAAAGACGATCTTTTTTCTCTGAAATGCAGCAATATAATCTTCCGAATGGGGCTGATACATGTTTATGCTCCTCAAGTGACGGCTCAGAAGCCCTTGGGCTTCTGAGCCGTCACAACTTTTCCTATTTTCCTAAAATTCGACTGCCAGCAGCGCCCGCATCTGCTGCTCTGTCAATTGTTCTGCCGGAACGCTGGCATATTCCAGCGCCCGAGTCAGGCGGAAACTTTCCAACGATAAGCTCCGCTTCACGGAGCTGACACTCCCTCGGGAATACTTCCCAATTTCCTTATTGAGCGAAGCAATCTTGGCTTCGATTGATTCCTTTGCAGCCAAGATGCGCTGCTGCGCAGCGACCACCTGGCGCATTTCCTCTTCCAGCAGATTGCTGGAAGAGACCAATCGAAATTCCGCTTCATCGGCAAGGGTTGCCAGATCGGCAGGGGAAATGGCGATCTCCCAGGACTTGTTTGCGGCGTTCCACCGCCGCCCTTCGATCCCTTTGACAAAGGCCAACATCTCGCTGAATGTGCCGCCCACAACAGCGTACGTGTTGCTGTCGTTGGCGACCACAGCGACGGTATCAATAATGGATTGAATGTTCATATCTAGCCTCCTCTATATCATTAACATTATTATCATTGACATCATTATACAATAGCTTACATATTTTGTCAATAGCGAATTTGTAATCTCTTGGCAAATTGTGTAATTTGGTGTATACTCTCAGAAACAAATAGAAAGGAACATAGATGAGCCGCTTCTACACGATTAATGAAATCGCAAGCATGTTCGGGGTGACTCGCGCCACCATCTATCAATGGATGAATGGTGGAAAGCTTGCCTACATTGTCGTCGGCTGTCGCCGGCGCATCCCCCAGGAGGCGCTGGATGCTTTTATCAAACGATCGAACGATCAAAAGCAGGAGCCGGACGCATAGCTGGAAAAAGGGGTTGGTTCAATAAGAACCAACCCCTTTTTCATCCATCTCAAACGAGATGGGAATCCTCGACATCATGCACGATGAGGCGTCAACGGCCGCCCACTCCTCATCGGTCAGCGGGCGGGCTGCGACAAGATAGACATGATTCTGTCGTGCACATACATCATCATCATGCTTCTTCCCCGCGCCGCGCCTGCGCCAACGCGGCCAAAAGATTATTGCTATTGCCCCCGAGATCCCCCGGGCGCGTGCGCACGACGATCGCCGTGCGCAACGGCGCGATCCCGAGATTTTTCACGACGGGGATGACATGCCATCCGGTATCCCCGTGCGTGATGTGGCACGCCGGATCAGGGATGATCAAAAATGACATTCCCCGATCGCACATCGGAGCGAAGGCAAGCCGAGCATTCCCGAGCTTGATGAGGGCCTGCAATGTGCCAGGCCCAAACACATGATGGAACGCCTCACGATACGCCGAGTCGGATTGAATCCGGCGGCGCTCCATCATTTCGAATGACGATTGAGCGGGCGGCCCCTCAAATGGTTCGGGCATCGCGACCCGCTCGATCGCCGACTCAATCATGGCCTGAAAGCGTTGATTCATAGCTTCCCTCGTCTATGTGGTTGCTCCTGTTGCTGGGCGGCCCGGGGGATCGAGTCGACCGACTCGATCCCCCGCCTACATCCCCGCACTTTCACCAATCCGACTCCGACAAAAATCGTAGACTGCAATAGCCTTTGGCGTTGGCATGCTCGCCCTCAGCCCTCGACGGGCAGTAGGGGCCGCCCTTGCCATTGAGCAGGGGATTCCCATGCACCGGGCAACATGCCTGCCCGCTTTCATCGAAATGCGGCATGATCTTTGGCCTAGGTCGGGGTAGCCGACTCTGGGCTGGGGCCGCCGGGGCGGCCGGCTGGGGCGGCTGAGGAGCGGCCCAGCCTTCGCGGGTGAGCAGCTTATCAATCCGCCGCTCAATTCCCCTTAAGGTCGACTCATCGAGATCAAACAAGTCGAGCTCGATGAGCACGCCACGATAGGCGAGCTCAGCCATCACAATTTGGCGGCGCTGGGCCGTGGTGATGGCCGCCGGGGCGTTGATTTCGGTCATGAGTGGATCATCCTTTCTAATCATCGGCCGCAGCCGACGGCCGCGACATCCTCGATCTCATCGTCATTCTTCTGTTGCTGCTGGCGCATACCGCCGGTCGAGCTCGGCGATCATCTCGACGATCGCCGACTCAGCATAAATCTCACGAGTCGCCAGGCGGCCCGACACGATCAGCCGTTTGTGGCGATCGTCGAGCCCGCGCCAAAACGCCGCCGCCTCGGCACGCGACAACTCCGCAAATCGGGCATGCAGCTGCATCTCAGCGGCATGCACACGGGCGGTCAACTCTGCGTGCCCGATAATTTGCAGGATGTGGTCGGCTTTGGCGGTGTGCATATCGTGCCCCTTATGTTTTTGTCGTGTATCTATGTGCATTATAACACGCCGATACAAAATAGTCAACACAGCATATCTTGACACAATATCACAATGATAGTATGATAGGCGCGACACAGGATAGAACGGAGGGAAACATGACCGAAAAGCTTTATACCATTCAGGACATTTGCCAAATGGCAAACGTATCAAGAGAGGCTGTCTACAACTGGATGGCTAATCACGGATTGAAATTCGTGCAACTCCCCGGCGGGCGCCGGATCCCGGAGTCGGCTTGGCGAGAGTTTATCGAGAGTCGGACAACAATCCGACCGCAGGAAGATCGCCTAGCATTCGGCGCTGTGCGCTCGAGTCGGCGCACAGCGCCGTAAGGGAACCAACCATGCCAATACCACACCAAGAACTTAGCGAAATGCTGCCGAAGCAGCAAATTATGGCGCATATTGCCACCTACCAAGACCCGAGCGCCTCAGCCGAGGCGAAGGCCGAGGCGCTTGACGCCCTCACCCGGGCACATATGCGCTATGTATTCGCAGTTGCGCGGAAGTATCTCGTCCCCGGGATCAACATCGAAGATCTCACCAATGAGGGATGGATCGGTCTGGTGAGAGCCATCGAAAAGTTCGATATCAATTCCGGGCACCATTTTTTGACCTATGCGGATTCGTGGATCCGCCACAAGATGCAACGGTTTGTGGAAAACGATCGGCTGATCGCTTTGCCCGCACATGTGCATGAAACGATGCGTCGCGCCAAGCGGCGCAGCGGTGGGCCGGTTGACCCGGAAGGACAATTCAAAAATAAAAATGTAGGTCGGGCCGTGCGGATGCACGAACGGGCGATCCTCTCGATGGATGCCCCGGCCCGGCCCGAAGATACGCGAACGCTCGGCGAGTTTATCGCCGGCCCCGCCTCAGTCGAAGAGGAGGCGGTCGAGCATATGCAATCGCTCGACATCCACCATGTGATCAGCTGCCTTGATGAGCGCTCGCAGCGGGTGATTTGTATGCGATTCGGCATCGGGACGGAAGGCCCGCACACGCTCAATCAGATCGGGCAGGAGCTCAATCTCACCCGTCAGCGGGTGCGGCAGATCGAGCAACTCGCCTTCGTTCGCATTCGCGAACTATTAGCAGTCAGGGGCTACACATGCGATTCCCTGTAATCATTGCCGATCCCCCGGTGCCCTTCAAGGCGTGGGGGAAGCGACCGAGCGGCATTGACGACAAGAGCGCCGAGGGCCACTATGACATCATGTCCTGGGAGCGCCTTGCGGATCTTGGATCGAGCATCCAACAGGTGAGCTACCGTGGTACGGTGCTGTTCCTGTGGGTATGTGCGCCGTTGCTCCCCGAGACCTACCGCATGATGCGGCGCTGGGGGTTTAGCTACGTGACAAAAGCTTTCACCTGGGTAAAACTCTACGATTCGGGCGATTTTTTTCAAGGGCTTGGCTACTGGACGCGGGCCAATACTGAAGATGTTTGGCTCTGCGTGAATACCGGGATTCCAAAGATACCCGGCAAGCCGATCGGAATAGTCCCTCGCAAAAAAATTCGGCGCGTACGCAGGGATGTGAGCCAGGTTGTGGCAACGATCGAGCTCGACCCTGACAATCCGGCGGCGCTGCTGGCCCCCATGACCCGGCACAGCCAAAAGCCTGAGCTCATTCAAAGCCGAATCGAGCAACTGCTCGACGGGCCATATCTTGAGCTCTTCGCCCGACGAGTACGCCCCGGATGGGTGTGCGTCGGGAATGAGATCGACGGCCTCGATATTTTCGACGCCCTCGATCGGCTGGCCCAGGTCGAAACGCCTCCAGCGCCTCCAGCGCCGCCGGTCGAGCAGCATGCCATGTTTGAGGTGGTCGTATGAAACGAATATATCAATCATCGGCAACCGGACTCGCCCGTACGATCCTGCTCGTGCTGGCAATGGAAGCCGATGATCGCGGCATTGTGGCGATCAGCGGCGAGCAGATCGCCCATCTGGCCCGTTGCCAACTGCGAAATGCCCGGCAAGCAGTGGCAGCGCTTCGGGCGAATGGCGATCTGGTGTGGGCCCCCGGCGGCGGGCGCGGCCGCCCAACCCGGTATGCCATCATCACCGGGCTCTCACCCGAAGAGGTCAAGCAGCGAATCAGTGATCTCCAGATCAGTGATCTGCATCAAAACAGTGATCTCCAGATCAGTGATCTGCATCAAAACAGTGATCTCCAGATCAGTGATCTG